CAAGACCAAGCGTGTTGCTGGCGAAGACCTCCCCGCAAGCGCATTCGCTTATGTAGGAGATAAGGATGATCCTTCGACCTGGAAGTTACCGATCCACTTTTCTAGCGAGGAGAAATCCAAGCGGCACGTGCGTAATGCCCTGGCCCGCTTCAACCAGACCAAGGGTATTCCGGAGGACGAGAAGGAATCGGTCCACGCGAAGATCGTGGCTGCCGCCAAGAAGTATGGCATCGACGTAGAAAGTGAGAAAGCTGCCGCCTCCGCGTTCTGCGATCTCGTCAAAGCTGCTCTCAAGAAGTCCTACGACGGCGACGAAGTCAAAAAGGCCATGTGGGACATCGGCATCCTCGCCGAAACTCTCTCCACTCTCTCTTACCTTTATTACAACTGCCTGATGGAGGCTACGTGGGAGGAAGACGATCGCGACGACGCTTTAGCTGTCGAACTCGCCGCAGCGATCGAACATCTGGTTGTAATCCTCAAGGACATGGTTGAGGAAGAATCGTCCGAACTAATTCCTACTCTCAAGGCAGCGCAAGAAGAACTTAAATTACTCAAAGGAGAAAACGCAATGGAAGATGAAGTCCTCGATATCGCGGCAGAACTTGCTGACCTTGCAAAAGCAGGGCACACGATGAAAGCGCATTTCCACAAGATGGCCGCAAAGCACGAGAAATTGGCGGCGCATCACGAGAAAATCGCCGCTCACCATGAAAAGATCGCCGAAGCCCACAAGGACATGGAAGAGGCTCACAAGGCTCACAAGGCTGCCGGGGCTGGGCATGGCGGTCTGCACAAGGAGCACATGAAGCTCCACGAGTGCCACAAAGCGATGGCCGAGCACTGCAAAGCCATGGCCGACAACTGTGACAACGATGCCGACGATAAGGACGGCAAGAAAGCTGCCGACGCTGCCGCTAAAGCAGCCGCTGACGCAACTGCGGACGCTGCCGCAAAAGCCGCTGCTGCTGCACCCGCGAGTCCTGCGGCTGCTGCCGCTGCTGCCGTTCCCGCCGTCGATCCGACTTTGGCCGGTGTTCTGGCCGATCTGAAGAAGTCGATCGATACCAGCAACGAGAATTCCGCCAAGCTGCAAAAGAGCGTCGAGGACATGCTCGCTGCTCCTCGTACTTCCGGCACCCCGGCTCCCGGCACGGCTGCCGCTCCAGCCAAGAGTGCCGGTCTGGAGTTGGTCAATCGTGGCCCGGCTCCCGCCGCTACTCTCACGAAGACTGCGACTGCCGACGTCGGCATCTAATCTTTCGTCTCGCCCTAGGCTACGCGCCAACCCCTCGTTCTTCGTGGCCGGTCTCGGTAACCATCCCCTTACCGGCCACTGCATTTCTTCATTCCTTCAGTAGTAATCATTCCAATTTCACGGAGAATTAAAATGTCAACGTATCAATACAGTGGACGTGGTGCTCTCAACAACATCCTGCCGGACAATCGGTATCAGATTGTCCGTAACAATGTCGGTGAGATGCGCAAAGCCTGGAATGCCTCGCTCGAAAACGGCGAGAAGACCCGGCTCGAAACTTTCAAAGCCTCTCCTCCGGTTTTGCCGCAGGGGAATCCGAGTACTCCTGGGTTTGAGGAGCGGATGGGCCGGTTTATGGGCGAAGTGGCGGAACGCGAAGCCATCGCGAAATCCTTCATCAAAGCTCAGGTGGAAGCAATTCACGGCGATTCGTTGCAGAAGGCCGGTGTCTTTTCGACGCTCGGCTTCAACTTCTACGATCTCCGTGGACCGGCGTATTTGATCTACCCGGTCAACGTGCATTTCCGCAACACCGTTCCTCGTATTCCGAAGGTCAACGACGGATACGGCACGATGGCGCATTGGAAGGCGACCACCAATCCTGGTGTCCTGTACGCAGGCGTTCCGGAAGGCCAGCGCGCGCCGGTTGCGACTCCCAACGAAGTCGACTACTACGCCGCGTACAAAGAGCAGGGATCGGAAGGCAGCGTGACGTATACCGCTGAGTTTGCCGGTGAAGGTTACACGGACAACTTGGCGGACGAGCATCTGCGCGATCTGCATCGCGTGTTCCTGGCCGAAGAGGGCATGATCCTCAACGGTAACTCCGGTTTGGCTGGCAGCACTTTTACCGGCTTCAAACTGGGGACCTGCCCGACTCCCGTCAACACGGGAACCGTCGCTGGCGGAACCAATGGCGTCGTGGCGACTCACACGGTTGGCGCTGCGGGCAACCTGGGAACTCCCGGCAACGCGGATCTTCCCTACACCACGGCCATGACCACGTCCAATTTCGTGTCCGTGGCCTGCGTGCTGCTGACCGCGATGGGCAATCCCAACAACAATCAGTACGGCTACGGTCTGTTGCCCACGATCGCTTCCGGTCTGACTCCGCAGTATGTTTCGACCGGCGCGGACGGCAGCAACATCACCGTCAACGGCGGCATGTCGGCTGTCAGCGCGATCTCCACTCCGCTGCAAGCAACCACCAACAACCTGACGATTCGCGTCTCCATTCCTGCCGCCAGCTTGCCCATCAAAGGCGTGTACGGCTATGCGTGGTTCGTCGACGTCGAGTCGTCCTCGACCGGCTCCCTGGCAAACGCCAAACTGGCTGGTATCACCACTTGCCCGTTCGCATTCATTTCCGGTACTGCTACCGGCACGCAAACCGCGAACATGGTTGGGTTGGCCAACGATAACAGCTTCAACTCGCTGGACTTCGATGGCTATTTGACCTACGGAGCGAACACGCCCGGCGCGTATTACGCCGATCTGTATGGCGGTTCGCTGACCTCCCAGAAGAACGGGCGCGTCACCGAGATCGAAACTCTGCTCCAGTACGTTTGGCAGAACTATCAGACCACGGTGGACGAGATCTGGGGTGACGCCTACGCCGTAGCCGTTCTCGATCAGGCAATCCGCTGGTCCGGAACAAGCTCTGCCGCGTTCCAGTTCTGGTATCAGCGTGACAGCCAGAACAACATTCTCGGCGGTTATGTGGTGAGCGCCTATCAGTCCCGCTACGCATTCAATAGCGAGACCGGTTCGGCAGCGATCCCGATCCGCATCCACCCGATGGTGCCCGCTGGCACGTTGTACTTCCACAAGAAGGTCAACCCGTATCCGCAGAGCCGTATTCCCTACGTCTCCGGCATGCTGGTGCAGCGCGACTACTACTCGATCGAGTGGCCGCAGACTTCCCGCAAGTGGCCCTTCGGCACCTACGTGCATGAAGTGCTCGCCCACACCGTCCCCTGGCTGATCGGTATCATCACCGGCATCGGCTCGTTCGTACAGAACTAAGCTTCGCCAAAAACGGAGAGCAGTGTCCTTTACGCGAGGCGCTGCTCTTCACGGCCTTTATAAATTTCTTTCAGGAGATTCCATCAATGACCCTCGAACTTCTCGGTGTCCCTTATCAGACTTATATCACTCGCGGTGCCAATTACACTGCGAACTCGCTGGGTATCGTCACGGTCACCAATCCGTCCAATTTCGATATCCAGGATCTCATCAACAATGGTTGTGTGTTCAACATGGGCACGGCGGGCGTTCTTCTCGGACGCTTGATCGGCGCAAACATGAACATCACGACCGATCAACCGTTCATCATGACCAAGTTCTCGACCTTGGTTCCGTTCCGCATCGCCAAGATCACTGCGGGCAACGGCTCTGTTTCGTTGACCACGGCAGCAGGCGGCATCTATCCTGCGGCTTCCAAGGGCGGCACCGCCGTCGTTGCGAACTCGCAGGTATACAGCGGAGTGACGGGCGCGTCGTTGATCGTGTCACTCACGATCGCGGCGACTCCCGGCAACACGATTTACGCCCCGAGCACGCAATTGTATCTCAGCTTGACTACCGGTCAAGGTGCTCCGGCGACCGCAGACCTTTACGTCTGGGGCGATTTGCTCGACTAAGCGACTATCCTCCGTCGCGAGCATGAGGCAGCCGGTGTCGTTCTCGGCTGCCTCTTTTTTCGACATCCTCTTTTTTAAGGACATCGTCATATGCACTTTGCAGGTCAAATCCAATTCTCGGCTGAAGTTCAGCATACACTGATACGCGCGGATGGCAGTCGGCAGGTATTTGCCCCGCAGACGCGCATCGTCTCCCGCCCTGTGACGTGGTGGTACAACGTTTGGGCGCAAATGCGAAAGTTGAAGAAATGGCTCGCGGCCATGACTTTCGCCACGTTTCTTCTTTGGATCGAAGCTAACCCGCAAGCAGCACTTCATATTCTGCGAGCGGTCGGCACTAGTCCGCTGGGAATCGTGACGTCGGCGGGAATCAACTATCTCGCGACTACTTTCGTCAACAATACGAACCCGCTGATCAACTTCAATTTCCATACTTATGGAACTGGAGATGTTCACGGATCGACCTCTTCGCCGACTAACGCGACGGCGGCGACTCCGATCGTAGTGACCCAGGCCGGTCATCCTTTCTTCACGAACGATATCATCAAGCTCACCGGCATCACTGGCATTACGGGCATCAATGGAATCTGGGAAATCATCTCCCTCTCGTCGTCGACCTATTCGCTCGATGGGTCGGTAGGCGGTGGCTCCTCCTTCGGCGGCGGCACCAATGCGGCTCAATTGCTCAATGGACAAGCCGACACTGCACTCACGACCGAAGTTGCCAGCATCACGCGCGTCGCTGGTACGCAATCTAATCCGTCCTCGAACCAATATCGTTCGGTGGCGACGGTTGTCTTTACTGGCACGACTCCTCCGCTGACGATTATCGAATGGGGACTGTTGAGCGCTGCGTCTACCGGCACTCTCTGGGATCGTCGTTGGATGAACACCGGCAACGCTCCGTCGACGGTCGGTGCTGCCGCTCTGGTGGCTGCGCCGATTACGATCACGAGTACGGGTGATTCAATCCAGACCACTTATACTCTGACCTGCACTGCTGGCGGCACGTAAACACAATTTAGGAATAAATGGTGGGTGCGTCGGTCCTAATTCGACGCACCCTCTAATTCTGAAATTAGAGGAAGAAATGATCTATCTTTTCAGCAACGGTGCGATGCAGACGACAGCGGCTCCGGTTGTTGTCACTACGGGTGCCGTTATTAAGACCCTCTTACAGGTCAAACCTGGAACTACACAGTTCCTCAAGATTATTGCCTGGGGGATATCATTCGACGGTAGTGCTGCTGCCACCCCAGGCAAGGTAGAACTCATCGAGACCGACGTCGCGGCCACTGTTACTGCTGCCGCTGCCGCTGACATCACGAAGATCGACGCCGAAGCTCTCAATGCAGGTGACCCCACGACCAATATTTTTGCTGTAGGGACCACAAGCACCGGCTACACATCATCCAATGAAGGTTCTATCACAGCAGTTCGCAATTTAGATGCCCCACAGTTGCTTGCTCCGACCGGCAGTTACTATTTCCAGATTCCTCTCGGGCAGGAGGCCGTCATCCAACCAAGCAAATTCGGACGTATACGCGTTACCTTCGGCGCGGCCATAAACGCTTATTGCTGGATGAAGCTGGCAGCGTAGTATTAAGCCTGTCTTAGGAGACTATATGGGTCTTAGTTTTATGACCGGTTTTGAATACCGGATTGCAGGCGAAGGTACACAGCTTGGTACAGGTACTAATTCATTTTCTACAACTGTATTCCGCAGTGGTTCTGCTTCTTGGCGTGCTAACCCGACTGCTACAAACGTATCAATGTCGTTTGAGATACGTCGGTCTGGTGCTCAAGTTAATTTCGCTCAGTCAGTGCGCTTCTATATGCGCCTTGATGTAGCCACCAATCAGAATTCAACAACTTTATTACAAACAGGACCGTCAGGTAACACAGGTTCCCGACTCTCTATTGATATTGCTGGTACTTTGAGAATAGCGTATGGCGATGGCTCTAGCTCCGTCGCCGGAAAAAGCATAACCGCAGGTGATGGGGTTTGGCATCGTATCGATATTGATGCTAACGGTACTAACCGAGATTTATATTTAGATGGTGTTTTGATTGCAAGTGCCACGGGAGCAGTTGCTGCAACAGTTCAGCCTTCATTTGCTATAGGCCCTACAGGCACAAATCCAACAATTGATGTATATTTCGATGACGTCTCTGTCTTCGATTCAAATATCGGTGCTCCCGCCTCAGGTGCTAACAATCAAGTTGTCCTGCTTATACCAACAGCAGGCACTAGCGCTGGGGGTTGGACCGATGGTGCGGGTGGCACAGGCGACATTCACGGATCAGTAGATAACATTCCACCAGCCGGTGTAGCAGCAGGAACGGCAGCAGCTAAGATTAAGAATGCAACTAGCACTACAACGGGCGATTACGTTGCTACCATGCAGAGTTATATTGCTGCTGGTATTCCACCTGGGTCAACTATAAATGCTGCCTACGCAGTCGCCGCACATGGCGAAGAAATCACAACAGGTAATCCTAAACCCGGCGCTGTGTGGATATCTGCTAATCCTTCACAAACAGCCGGGACCGGACCATTTGAGTATGGAAACAATGTAGTCGAAGGAACTTATCCTACAGGTTGGCCTAGCAATCCTGGAGTTGTTGCTTTGGCTCCGTCTGTTACGCTCTCTACTGCGCCGACTGCTACTATTCGTAAGAACCTAGCATCAACGCGCGTAGTCGGATGTTGCTTCTTAGGCATCTACGTTGACTACACTCCACCGCCGATTGCTCGACCCGTCACTGTACTGCAAGCCGTAAATCGCGCATCACGCTGGTAATTCATGGCACGTTTTGGCCGTTCCTTTCCTATTCCACACAAGACTCGCTATATCCTTTCGTCTTCGGGTACGGCTTATGTACAGTCATTTAATGCGACGATGCTGCCGTTCTTCGATCAACGCTCGATACAGACAGGTAAGGTTTCGAGTGCTGCTACTGTCGCTTTAGCTGCCGTCAATACAGGTCGTACTACCAGCCGTTCTACTAATGCAACACGAGCGACGTTCACGTCTTCGATCACAAAATCTATTGCTCGCAACGCAAGCTCTGCGGCAGCGTCGATGCAGCTTTTTGCGGGCGTAGTTACTCGGCAGACGCAACACCTCTACACGGCAGTTTTAATGGTCATCACCGCTACTTGGAATCGTAGTATCAATCCAGTCAAGAACGCTGCCACTGTGGCCTTCTCGACTGTTAGCACGCGAGCGATCGTGCGCAGTGGGACGAGTGCGTCCATTCCGACATTCGCCGCGACCGTGCCCCACTCGATCGCCAAATCAATATCGGCAGCGATGCTCGTGATCAATGGCGTGTGCAGTAAGGTTGCTGGCAAAGTCTCTTCTGCGAAGACGGTAACATTCGCCGGACTTACTTCCGGACACGTTGTCAGCCGGAGCATATCCGCAGCGACGGCTCTGTTCTCTACTCTGACGACACGTGCGATCACTCGTAATAGCACAGCAGCGTCTATGCCTACGTTTGCTGGAGCATCGACCCGCAGCGTCTCTCGGTCAGCGATTTTAGCTGCCATGCGGATGTTTGCAGCAACGTCTCTGCGGACTACCAGGAAAGCGACGAGCGCGACGATGATCGCGATCACGACAGCTTTTAGTGGGCGTGCCATTACTCGTTCTAGCGTGCACGGCGCGACGCTGCCAGCTTTCGGGGCAGGCTCCACGCGATCGATTACACGATCCGCTACTCTCGCATCGATGCGGACATTTGCCGGGACTGTGACGCGAACGATCACGCATTCGATCTCTGCGACGACGTTATCTTGTGTCGGTACGGCCTCAAAGATTATTGGCAAGGTAGGCTCGGCGGCCAACGTAGCTTTCGCGGCAGTCTCTCAAAAGGTGATTAGTCGAAGCACTTCAGCGTCAACCGCCACGTTCTCGACGACCTCTATGCGTTCCACGGTCGCTACGGCTATCTCGGCGACGATGAGCACTTTCGGTTCAACGTCTACTCGTCTTATCTCGCGATCTACGACAGCTACGACAGTAGCGTTCTCGGGTCTTCTTTCCGCCGTCAAAGGTGCCGTCACCTACACGTTTACGGTTGCCGCCTCCATGGTGGTTATGACAGCGACTAGTCTACGAAGTACCGCAAAGACAGAGACTGCGACGACGTCTACATTCTCTGTCAGTAGCACGCGCATCACCGCGCGATCGATTGGATCTTCTGCGGTGTCCTTCGCCGCTACTGCGACACGTTCTACTTTGCATGTAGTCTCGGCGACGCTGCTGGCGACTACTGCGACCTGCTCTAAGGTCGCTGGCAGGTCTGTGAGTGCGGTCTCAAAAGTCTTTGCTGCTACGAGACTCCAAAGCACCACACGTTCCATTTCTGCCGCGACTGTGGTCTTCGCCGCGTCTTCCGCCCGCAATATTTCTCATAGCGTGAGCGCCGTCACTGCCGCGTTTACGGCGACGACTACGCGCATGATCTCTCGTTCGATTGCAGCAACGACGATTGCTTTCTCGGGCCTATTCTCTGGCGTTAAAGGAGCAGTCACTTATATCCTGTCGTTCGCAGCCAGTACGGTGACCATGTCGGCAAGTAGCACGCGCGAGATCATGAAACCGTCGTCTGCAAGTACTTCCCCGTTTAGTACGACGTCAGCACGTCGTACTTCGCGTAGCTTCTCTGCGGCGCAAGCTGCGTTCTCAGCAGCAACGTCCCGCATGATCTCCCGTTCCGTGTCGGCTACGGCTGCGGCTTTCTCCGGATTGTTCTCTGGAGTAAAGGGCGGTGTCCTGTACGTAATCTCGTTTGCCGCGTCGTTGGTCACGTTTTCTGGAACATCGACGCGGACGACGACTTCATCCAAGACTGCAACGACGACTCCAATGGCAGTGACGACCTCTAAGTCAATGTCTCGCAGCGTGTCCGCGCATACGGTCGTCTTATCAGGCATCGCCACCAAAGCGATTGCGCGTAGCATCACGGCGGTTGCTCCGGGATTCTCAGCGTCTTGCAGCAAGCAGATCAATCGTGCCGTAGCGGCAACTATGGTGGCTTTTGATGGCCTACCGTCTTGGTTACACGGCATTCTCGTCCCTGGTCTTGCGATAGTTGCGAGTGCTCTCGCATGGCTGGGTATCCAGTTCAACGCCGGTCCTTCGGCTGGCGTCTCTAGCGGTTCGGCTACCGGTGGAATTTCCAATGCCGGTGGTAAGGCGGATGTCTCTAGCGGTTCGGCTACCGGTGGAATTTCCAATGCCGGTGGTAAGGCGGATGTCTCCAATAAGCTCGACGGGAGTGGTCAATAGCGAATGCCCTACTACATTGGAAGCCTATCCACGTTGAAGGTGACGTTCACGAACCTCGCCGGGGTGCCGACCGATCCGACTGCGGTTTCCGTGGTTGTGACTGCTCCTGACGGTACAGTGACGACCTATTCTTCTCCGATACACGTGAGCACCGGAGTGTATACGCAAGACGTTCCGGTCACGCAGGTCGGGTCCTATAACTTTGAGTGGTACGGCACCGGCACGGTCGTCGCCGTCAAGCCGAGCACCTTCCAGTCCTATGCGACGCCACTTGCTCCGGCCAATCCGATTGATTTCGTGACGCTCCCGCAATTGAAGTCGTGGATCGAGAGCATGAACTTGGATACCACTACCGACGACGGCATCCTGCAATCGATTATCACCGGCACGAGTCAGGACATCTTGTCGATGATGAGCCGGAGCACGATCTTCAGTACTGATTATCCAGAGTGGTACGACGGCAGCGGATCGGCGACTTTGGCCCTCGATCAATGGCCGATCAATTCTGTGACCACACTGAAGATCAATGGCGTCGTGATCAGCCCTTCTGTCGATCATATGCAGAACGGTTATGTGATCAGCCGTGACAAGAAATTCATTCAACTCGTCGGTGGTGGCGTGGGAATCGTTCCCGGCTTCGGATTCGGTGGAGGCGGCCTCACGTCGGCTTATTCCCGCCATTGCGGCAACGTCTTCACACAAGGGATCAGCAACGTTTACGTCGATTATAATTCTGGATTCGCTACCGTTCCCGCCGATCTCGCCGAGGCGTGCCTGATGATCATCGATCAGGACTATAAGCGCCGTGGCTGGGTAGATCGAGCACAGATTGCTATTCCTCAGGGTGGCGGCACGACGACGTACCGCTCGTGGTCGATTCCGCCTCGGGCGCAAGAGATTATCAATCGTTACACCAGGACGTACCACCCGTAATGCCTCTCTTTGATTCTGTCCTAGAAGGGGGTGATCAACTCCAGGCTGGCTTGGAGAATGCCTCGGATCGCGTCACGCTACGGCTACGCGAGAAGGTCGAGCTTCTTCAGCATCTTCTCGCCGACAAGATCCGCGCGAATCTCTCCGGTCAGATCCTTCAAGTTCGTTCCGGCAAATTGCTCGCTTCGGTGAAAGAACTCCCGCTCGAAGTCAATGGTCTCGTCGTCGAAGGTCCTGTACAAGTTGGCGGTCCTGATATCCCCTACGGTGCAGTATTGGAGAAAGGCGGCACCCACAATTACGACATCGTGCCGGTCAACAAACAGTATCTAGCGTTCGTGGTTGGCGGCAAACAGATATTCACCAAGCTCGTGCATCGGACGCCACTCCTAGCCCGGCAGTACGTCGGTCTCGCAGTTGAAGAAACCAGCCCTGAAGTACAACGCCATTTCGAGTCACTTGATCTCTCATGAATGTTCCCCGCGAAACCATCCTTGAAGCTCTGCTCGGCGTGATCGCTACGGCGACGATCGACAGTCAGCCTGCGTTCGTCACGATCTCGCGCAAGTTCCAGATGTGGGATGCCGTGCCCGGCATACAGCAGCCTGCTTGTTACCTGCGGCAGACTCCAGGCCGTGTCGATCAGAATGAAGACTTCGGACTCAATCGCTGGACTCTCCGATGCGGCATTTGGATCTACGCGAAATACTCACCGACATCCGATACTATCCCTGCTGTCTTGCTCAATAACTTAATCGATGCTGTAGAACGCGCAATTCTTCCGTCGCCCGCTTTCCCGATGCAGACTCTCGGTGGTCTGGTGGTCAATTGTTGGCTTGACGGCGACGTCATCATCGACGAAGGCAATCTCCCCAATGACGATCAGGCGATCGCCGTGCTACCCGTATCCATCCGGACTGGAGTGTGACCCGTGGCTAAAATGACTATCCCCCAGATCAAAAGCACGGCTCTCACGATGCTGGCGATCTTCCTGCTGGCCCCACTCTTTACAGCATGGCAACTCCATGAGATGGGCGAACTCCACATCACGAATCTCCAGGGGTTCAAGGACTTCTGTATCCACGCCGCGACGTCCAGCGGCTGGTTAGCGCTCGGGTGGTTATTTCTCAAGAGCCCCTTCGCCAGTAAGATCACGGAGCTATTGACGTCAGCACACTCTGTTGCGCCAGACGGCACTGAAACTGACAAGACCACAAAGTTGAAGATTACCGAGCCGGTGTTACCGGATCTTGCTCCAAAGTCACCACAAGGTAAGAAGTAACAGAGTTTCGTTTTCATCCAGTACAGCATTTCAATCCAATCCAAACAGGAGAAATCATCATGGCAGCTTATATTCAGATCGGTTCTGGCCGGTTGTTTGTTCGTCCGACCGCAGGCAACTTGGCCACGAATCCTACGCCTCTCCAAGGCTTCACCGTCCAGGATGTTTCGATCGACATCGCTGGCGAAATCAAGGAACTGCGCGGTCAGAATCAATTCCCCGACGACACCGCGACGGTCGACAAGAAACTGTCCGGCAAGTTCGGTATTGGCCGCAAGGATCTGACGATGTTCAACCAGATCTTCTCTGCGGACGTCATCTCGACGAGCGGTCAATCGGTGTATCCGAACTTCCAGACTGCGGTGCCTGCGACTCCGTATACGGTGACGATCGCGCCGCCCGCCACCGGCACCTTCCAGTTCGATCTCGGTGTGTACTACACTGGCACGGGCGTCGAGTTCATTCGAGTGGCGTCGTCTCCCGTCACCGGCCAATACTCGGTCAACGAAGGGACCGGCGTGTACACCTTCGCCGCGCTCGACACGTTGGCGAACGTGACCATCTCGTATTCGTACACTCTCACTGGTCACGGTGCGACGTACCAGATCAATAACCAGACCATCGGTTATGGTCCGCAGATCGAGATCTGGATCGTCGACACTTATCAGTCGCTGACGGTCTCCTCGAATCAGGTCTACAACGTGATCCGTGTTTATGCCGCAAAGGTGAACAAAATCACCATTGGTAACAAGCGCGGAGATTACTCGATTCCCGAAGTCGACTGGGCCGCGTTCGCATCCGCCAGCGGGCGCGTGCTCGATATGTACAGCGTGAACGGATAATTCCGTTTTCTTACTAGCATAAGCCTCGCGATTAGGCTAAGCTGTTACCCATGGCTCGTACCAAAACAATCAACATCGATGGGGAGCAATTCGTAATTGCTCCCCTCACGATCGACCAAGTCGAAGAATATCTGGGCAGTACTCCCGCCGAAGACGCCCCAGCCACGGCATGGCGTGACATCACGCTGACCGTCATCATGAACAGCATCAACAATGCTGCCAAGGATGGCCCCAAGCTGACGCTGGCGGATATGAAGAAGCGCATGGATCTCCTGATGATGAATCAACTCCACACCGCAGTCCTGGAAATCAGTGGTCTCCAGGTAGCCGGTAAGGGTGCTGACGCGGGGGAATCCCAGGCGGTTCAGAAGACGGTAGCAGCAGACTAGACTTCCCGTACTTCCGCAATCGCCTGATCACAGCCGGAGCCGCAACTCTGTTGAGCGTCGGGGACATTCCGTTCCCCGACGCGACAGCGTTGTTCACATATTGGGCGGACTATCCTCCCCCTTCCGAATCTATCCTTATATTGCTGACTGCTTTCACGACATTCAAATTGCCGTCGAATGCCGGGGGCGGTCGTGTACGGAAAATTAGAGAAGAAGACGAAGTCCGTGACTTACCTGGATTAGCTCAACAATTAGGAACCCGCGCAATATCAGGTTCGTCTCTGCCTGACTACATGAAAGAGACGATGAACAAAGAGTTTGGCCTAAACATTCAGTAACCATCATGGCAGACGATTATTCAATCCGAGCTAAGATCACTGGCGACGCGTCCGAGTTTAAGGTCGCGATGGAGACTGCTGCTGCGTCCGCAGAGCAGAATACTGCGCGGATCAAAGCAGAACTCGCAGAGGTCAAAGCTCAATCCGCTATCCTGGCACAGGCGCTCAAGAACGATAGGGATATCCTCGCGGCCATAGGTGAACCTAAAGCCGGTACAGGTGCGGCGGATTTCTTGCCGGGCCTAAAAGAACGGCTCGCTGAGACCGAAAAGAGCTTAGAGGAGACGCAGAAGAAGGCCGCTGCACTCAAAGCAGAGTTAGCTGGTGTGCCTTCGATCGCTGCGGCTGGTGGCGGTGCTGGTCCTCCTAACGGCCCTAATGGCCCCGAACTTACTAAGAAACAACTCGATCTTCTAGCGCAAGCTGCGCAGTCAGCGGCGCGTCAACTCCAGACTCTCCCAGCGATCCAAGAGGAGGTTGCTGCTAAAGTTAATGCCTCCGTAATTGAGATGGCTGCGATCCGCAAACGCGCGGATGCGGAAGTAGCCGAGTCTGCCAAGATTCTCGCCGCAATTCAAGTATCGGGGCTCGCTGAGTCTGGCGACATCAGAGGACAGTTAGCGCTTACTGGGGCCACAGAAGCACATATCCTAGCGCTAAAGACACAGCAGCAGGTTCAGGCTAGACAAGCCGAGGTTACTGCCGAGGCTGCTGCTCGCGAGGAACTCCTCGCACGTGCGACTGCTCAGTCGACGGCTGCGACCGAGGCTGACATTCAAGCTAAGGTCCAGGACGCTATCACCAGTGCGGGTTCTGCGACTGCCGCGCTCCAGATAGCAGACGCACAAGAGGCTACTCTCTCAGGCGCGCGTAAACAAGCTGCCGCGATTGAGCAGGCCAACCAAATCATTCAGCGCTCGTCGACGACTGTCGCTCAAATTCAAGCCGAGGTTGCAAGTCAGACCGGCATCTCTGCCGAGAAGATGGCGACGTACGTCAAGCGTGCGTCTACTGAAGTCAATGAAGCTAATAAGGCTATCGGAGCAAGCCAACTCGCACTTAGTGAATCAATCGCCGCTGGTGACCAAGCCGCGATTGATTCTATGGCAGCGCTTCAGAATACTGCTGCCGGTCTTGCTTCTGGGCTCGCTGCTCTAAAGAGTCAGTATGCCGACATTACTACCTCGCAGCAGGCTGCTGCCGACGCTGCTGCTCAACAGGCATCCGCGCTCGATGTCGTCACTGAAGTCACCACGGCAGCAGCCGAACGTGGCCAGAACTTCGCAGCCATCCAGCAGGAA